CAGAAAAATTTAAAAATGATTATCAAGAATTCAGGAAAGAAAAAAGGAGAGCAATTTTAAGACAGTAGGGGTGGTGTGAAGAATGGAAGTAATCTCAAACGGCTGGATAAAATTGCACAGAGAATTATTAGATCACTGGGTCTATGATGATCCAGAAAAACTAAAAATCTGGATTACTCTATTAAGCAAAGCCAGCCACAAAAAAAGAAAAGTACCAATAAATTATCAAGTAATCGATATTCAGCCAGGCGAATTAATATTTGGGACAATCAAATTTGCCGAAGCAATCGGGGTAAGTAGAGATAAATTATATAAAACAGTAAAAATGTTCGAAAAAGATGGAATGATAGAGTATGACACCACCACTTATAAGAATAAATTCTCAATTATTAGAATATTAAACTGGGAAAAATACCAAAACCAAAAGGGTAAATCCCCGTCATATCAACAAAAAGAAGGAATTGACCAAAAGGGTAGCATAAGGGGGTCAGAAGGGGGTTCGAAGGAGGACAAAAGGAGAGCAGAAGGAGAGCATACGGAGAGCAAAACAAACAAGAATGTAAAGAATGTGAAGAATGTTAAAGAAAATAGTTCGTCGGAAAATGATTCCGACACTCAGTCTGGTGGAGATGAATTTTCTGCCACTAAAAAAGAAAATGGTCATTATGATTATCCAGAAGAATTTGAAAGAATATATAATCTTTACCCGTACCAGCGAGGAAATAAGCTTGCAGGCTGGAGAAAATGGGCAGCAACCAGAAGAAGAGGTGTTTCTGAGGAAGATTTAATTAAAGCTGTTAAGGCTTATGCTGCTAAATGCAAGCGAGAAGGAACTGAGGAACAATGGGTTATGCATATTAAAAAGTTTTTCGGACCTGATCGGTATTATGAGACTTATTTAAACAAAAATTCTGGCCCAGTCGGTGAAGATAAAGAAAAAGAACGGCTCAACGCTGCTAAAAAGAGATTAGAAGAAAGGGCTGCTAAGTATGAATGACAATGTATTTTATGATCATGAACTTGAAAAAGGTTTTATAACCTCAATACTTTCAGAACCAGAGCTCTTTGCAGATGTAGCTGATCAGATCAATATAAATTCTTTTCACAGTGAATATTGCTCAGAGATATTTAAAAAGATGCAGCAGGATTATCTAAAAGACGGAGATATCAAAAAAACTAAGATAATGCTTTATTCTACTAATAAGTTTGGTCAGAATAAAACAGAAGAAGTTTTAGATAATAAATATTTTGTGCCAATGGAATTAGAGACTATAGTTGATAATTTGAATGATATCAGAGATAGACGCCAGGTTAAAGAATCGTTGAATAAAGCTTATAAGTATCTCAAAGACACCGAGTTAGAGCCAGATGACTTTAAATCTAAAGTTCAGGACGAAATATTCAACTCAACCAGTAAGAATTTAGATAAGAATTTGATTCATAGTGTAGAGGATATTCTAATGGAAAGCTTCAGGAGGTTTCACGAACGCCAGGAAGGTAAAACGGTAGAAAAAATAAAAACTGGGTTTAGATCCTTCGACATTATGACAGGTGGATTGAGCAGAAAACACCTATCTATCATAGCTGGACGGCCTTCAATGGGAAAAACAGCTATCTCATTAATTTTATTAGGTAAAATTTTAGAGACCAGTAATGTGCCGAGTTTAGTTTTTTCAATGGAAATGTCTAGAGAAAAGCTTATAGATCGAATGTTGATACAGAAAGCTCAAGTGTGTTCTGATGATTATTATGCAAGCAACAAAAAATCTAAATTGGATCTAGATAAAATGTCAAAAGCAGATAGAGAAGTCGAAGAAGCCAGGCGTAGAATTTTAGGAAAACAAACAGATTCACTTGATATTGCTCGAAACTGGCTTTTAGAAAAGCCTTTAAAGGTAGTTGAAAAAAGAGGTTTAGATATAAATACTATTAAATCAATTTCACGAAAAGCAGACAATCTTTATGACAATAAACTCGGTTTAATAGTTATTGACTATCTAACTTTAATTAAAATCAGTGCTGTTGGTGGAAGATTAGATAAAGGATATGCAGGTGCAGCAAGAGATTTAAGAGATTTATCAGATGAACTTAACTGTCATGTAATGTTAATTCACCAGATTAATAGAGATTTAAAAAGTAGATCTAATAAAAGACCTCGATTAAGTGATCTTAGAGATTCAGGAGAACTTGAGGAAGCAGCAGATTTGGTCGGGTTGGTTCACAGACCAGAATATTACAAATCTCGAGAAGAAGGAATAGAAGAAAAATTATTCCAGAACGATGCAGAATTTATAATTGCTAAAAATAGAGAGGGAAAAACAGGAACTATACCTGTGAATTGGTATCCAGAAATCTTAACTTTTCAAGATCACCTGGACAAAAGAACTTACGGCAAAATAAATTATCTAAAACAATAAAAAAGACTCTGCTTGCGACAGAGTCAGAAAGAAAATATTTTTGCGAGGTATCTTACTATGAGTATATCAAAAAGCTATCACGAAAAGCAAATTGAGAAAATAGACAAATTAATACAGAAATCATTCTGGTTGAAGCATAAGAGTTATTGGTTTTTAAATAAGTGGAGAAGTGAACACTTAAAAGAATTAAAAAAGTCAGAAGAAGAATTAGCTTAACCTCCGTCTCGACTGGGCCAGCACTAAAGAGCAAATATAAATCTAAAGGGAACCAGGAGCGTTGATCACCTGAGGACTGGGCCAGTAATTAAAACCTAAAACCCGTGAAGAGCGGGCGGGGGGGAAGTTCGTACGAACTTTAAAACATAAAACCATTAAAACCAAAAAGGAGCGATAAAAATGAGTGAAGTTACTAAAAAGAGATGCAATCGTTATTTAGAACTAGAGAAAGGTTTACCTGATGGCCCAGGCGATGAACTGGAAGAAAATTTAATAGATGAGGTTATCAGACATAGAAATATAACTTTAAACTGGGCTAATAATTTTCTAAAAAGACATGATCCGATTCATAGAGTCTGTGAACAATTCTTAAAAGAGACTATTTATCAGGCTTTAGTTGATAAAGATAAAAGTTACAGCAATTCAGAGGAAAATATTTATTATTTGATGAATGGTAAACTACATAAAGCTGTAATCACCCTGGTAGAAGTAGAAAAAGAGGAACTCAAATCACTGGGAGATTGGAAAAAAGAGATGTTTCCGAATAATGAGCTGGCCCGCTCGGAGGAAAAGGAGCTTAATTACAGCTTAAGTGAGGATAATCTTAAATTTGAAACTGTTACAGATTACATTGAGCAGCTGAAAGAAGAAAGAGACCAATTGTTAGAGCAAACAAAAGTAGTTTTAAATGACTACCAGGTTGAAACTGGCTCAATGCAGGTGCTGCGTGAAATATTTGAGGAGGTCAATAATGCTAATTAGTCAGAAAGAAAGAACTAATATGATCAAACTTTTCGGAGAAGAAGCAATAAAAAATTTAGAAACAATTGAAAATCCTAATAGTTCAGCTGAGGAAAAGGAGCATGCCAGTTTTTGGCTGCACAGAAAAGTATTATTAACTTTCAAAGAGAAAATTGAGAAAGCTTTAAAAGGGATCAAAGACTTAAAAGAGTTCATAGATAAAAATAAATCAAATAAAAGGGAAAAAAAAAGGGTTAGTAAGGCCAGGAAACTTAAAAGTAACCTGGAAGATTCTCTTTATATTTTTGGTGAGACAGTGATCACTCATTTAGTAAAATTTGAAGAAGTGGCCAAAATAAAAGATTTAGCTGCTATTATTCAAAAGGAGCCTGATGAGCTCAAAGAACTGGCTAAAAATTATGATGAAGATAGAGACGAATCACTATTTATGTTTTTAATTTACACAGAGGGAGCCGAAGGCGAAAAGAAACCGCTGGCCCGCTCGATTCATCACTATTTATTAACCAGGGCAGAAAGTGATCCAGAGTTTCAAAAAGTATTTTTAGACAAATTAGATCAAGTTGAAAAAGGAGAAAAACGGGCTCATTTAGAGCTCATTAAAAAATAAATTTATATTTAGGTAGTATGAAAAAAGAAAAATTAGTGGGAAAGGAGGTGGTTCCAGTGGGTATGAAGCTTAAAGATTTTAAGAATGACCCTGAAAAGTACGAAGAAATCAAAGCTAAATGCAGATCATTAAATATTGATCCTGATGATGAGATGGAAGTCAGCGAAATCTTAGCAGCTATGAATAGCAAGAGTGCCAGGTTAAAACTAAAGGCTCAAAATTTAGCTAAGACAGCTGATAAAAAGAGAAAGCAGAGAGGATTTAATTAAAAATAATTTATTAAATTTCAAAAGGAAAGGAGGTGCAATCTATCGTGGCAAGCAGAACTACTTATCAAACTCATTTTTTATTAGGAGCTAAAGTCCAATCTTCAATGAATAAATCCTTTGCTAAAGTGCAAAAGAACATGAAAAACATCAGAAAAGGAGCTGGTTATACCGAAAGTGCTTTTTCTAAACTCGGTAGAACCGTTAAAAATGCTTTTGCTGCAGCTGGTATTTATTTTGGTGCCAGAGCTATAGTCAGAAGTTTTCAGAGTGTAACTACATCAGCAATGAATTTGAATGACAAGATGGCCGATGTAGCAACACTTTTAGATGGAGATGCCAAAAAGAAAATAGGAAACTACAAGGAAGAAGTTCAGGAACTGGCAATTGCAGTTGGAAAGTCTTCTGACGAGTTATCCACAGGGTTATATAAAACAATTTCTGCCCTGGGTGAAAGTCCTGAATCAATGAAAATATTCACTAAGATTGCAGAAAATGCAGTTGCAGGAAATGTTAAAGTTGCTGACAGTGTGGCTTTTGTTACTGGAACTATGAAAGCATATGGTGAAGAAGGACTAGCAGCAGCTGAAAAAATATCAGATTTAGGTTTTCAAGCTGTAAAACATGGAGATACAACTTTTCCTGAATTAGCTAAAAATATGGGAAAAGTAGCTCCAATAGCTTCCAGCTTAGGTGTAGGTATGGAGCCCTTATTTGGAGCTATGGCCACTTTAACTGGTGTTACTGGTAACACTGCAGAAGTTGCAACGGGTGTAAGAGGGATAATGAAAGCATTCATCAAACCTTCTTCTGATATGCAAAAAGTCATTACTGGTTTAGGTCATTCTTCTGGTGAAGCTATGATTAAGGCCCGTGGTTTTAAAGGTTCACTTGAAATATTAAATAAAATCACTGGTGGATCTACTCAGGAAATGGGTAAACTATTTCGTGAAACAGAAGCTCTGACCAATGTTTTAGCTTTAACTGGAGATCAGGCCGATGCTTTTACCAGAAAGACAAAAGCAATGACTGATGCAGAAAATGCTAGTAAAAAGGCATTTGAAACCAAAATAAGTACAACCAAAGCCTTATGGAATAGATTTAAACAGCTCGGGAATACGATAAAAGAGGACTTCGGAAATGTTACTCTGCCTGGCTTAAACTCTGCTTTAACTAATGTTCTCAGCAATTCAGAGGGAATAAGAAATAAATTTAAAGCAGTTGCAGGTCAGCTCGGAAGGGTATTTGAGGTTGGTGCTGCAGCATTTAATAGCGTGAAAGAAGCTATAGATGACAATAGCATGAGAATTTTATTTCTAAAAATGAGACTAAATGTTGTCAAAAGGAGCTTTTCTAATGCTTTTCAAGCAGGGAAACCCGCTTTAAACTGGATGATCAACACGGGAATACCTGCAGCAGTTGATGTGCTGATCAGTTTATCCAATAAAGCTTTAGATGTCTATAATTTCTTTAATGATAATTGGACAGCTATAGAACCAATAGTTTTCGGAATAACCTCAGCACTTGTAGCTTATAAAACGGCTCAGCTTGGTGTAATTGCCGTGCAAAAAGTAGGAATGATAGTGCAGAGTATTTCTAAAGCTTACAGCACTTTTCAGGGAATAATGAACGCTGCCAGATACTCAACGCTTGCAGCAAGTAAGGCACAGGTAGCTTTAAACCTCGCAATGTCAGCTAACCCTATTGCAGTTGTAGCGATAGCGATAGGAGCTTTAGCAACAGCAGGGTACCTGGTGTATAAGAATTGGGATAAGATACTACCTAAATTACAAGCATTTTATGATCTTATCAGAAATCTACCTGTCGTTGAAGCTTTCGCAAGCGGAATAACCGACATTTATCAGTCAGGAAAAGACACATTTAACGGCCTGGTTGACTTTGTGAGTGGTGTTTTCACTGGTAACTGGTCAAAGGCCTGGGACGGAGCTGTACAGGCTGTCGGAGGTGCTTTTTCAGTTCTCGGTGATCTGATTAAGCTTCCAGTTAATAACACTATTGGTCTGATTAATACTGCTATTGCTGGTATTGGAAAGATTGATGTTACAATCCCTGATTGGGTCCCAGGAGTCGGAGGGAAAAACTTCGGACCTGATATCCCAAAAATACCACTGCTGGCAAAAGGAACAAATAATTTTGGTGGTGGTCTCGCAATAGTTGGAGAACAGGGGCCCGAGATGGTTAATATGCCGAAAGGCTCTCAGGTAACTACAGCCAGTAAGACTGAAACTATTATTCAGAAATTAAAAGAAGCTCCTTCGAGAGCGAGTCAAGTTCTGAATAATTTAAAATCTGATAATTCGACAAAAAATACTAAAATTGAAATCAATATCGAAAATGTAATAAAAGGAAACGCTGATAAAAAAGAATTAGATCGGTCAAATAGAGAATTAAGAGACATGATCGAAGAAATATTCTTTGACTTAGGCGGAGATCCTCGAGTTGATTTTAGCTAAAAAAAGGAGAATGTTAAAAAATGAGCATTAAAGATAAAATTAATTCACTAATCGGAAACTTTGAAGATGAGACCATTGTAGATGAAGAAAACTCAAACAATCAGGAGTCAGCCAGTTCGCTGGCTTCTGACCCTTTAGCATTAAAAAAGAGAGACTATGAAGAGGCTAAGGAGGAATTTCTGAGTAAGGTTAAAGAAATAAGAGATCTGCATAGTGATAGAGAAAAGAAAATCAAAAAGAATATTAATTATTTGCAGTCTGAAAAAGAAAAATTAGAAAAAGAGTTATCTCAATACAGAGCTGATCTTGTTGAAGCAGAGCTGCAGGGAAAGAGCAGCAAAACTGATAATCTAAATAAAAAGATTTCAAATGCTAAAGATGAGATAGCAGAACTGGAAGAACGAATAGATAGTTATAAAGCAGCTGGCTCTATTCAAATCAAACCAGAGCAAAGAAAAGAATTGTTAGAGCTTTATCAAGTAGTCGATAAAAAAAGAATTACTTATAGAAAGGCAGGCCGTAAAAGGCAGGAGCAACTTAAGGAATTAAAAAAACAATTGGAAAAAGAAATAGAGAAAGTTCGTCATATTTTCGACAGACCTGGTTCGCTTGATGTCATCAACAAGCTAAGCATTATTGAGCATTTAATTCATGAACACGGTAGAGTTGAAATGCTTAATCATGAAAGAGAATCTATGTATAAAGACTGGCTAGAAGGAGATAAATCATATAAGAAATATCTCGAAGGCTATGTTCACAAAAAAGAATAACTAAAAATAACAGTCTGTTTTAATCGAGACTCACCTCCAATTTAATTTTAAACAATACTTAAAGAGTCTCATATTAGCCGACAGACGATTATTAATAGAGTGCAATCTGTAAGCTGAGAGGTTTAACCTTCCTAAAAAGGAGCGGAGCTTCACACTCTGCTCCTTCCTCATCAGCCCTCAGAACGCACGAGAATGGGCCTAAAAACGGTAGGTTCTTTCGGCAATCCATTTACTTGCGGTGATGAGTAAGCCCAGGAATTCGCTAGATTTTGCATATTTTAGGGCGATTTCCTTCCATTTTTAGAAAGGAGTATATAAATGAGCTATGAAGTTAAGAGTAAAGAACTGGCACGAATACTTGGTATAACAGTAAGGAGAGTAAATCAGCTTGCAGACGAAGGAGATGTCTTTGAACGCGAGGTGAGTGGAAATTTCGATTGTGTCGAGTGCGTGGCAGCATATTATAATAATAAATTTACCGATGAAGACTACAAGGAGCAGTATAACAAAGAGCGTGCTCTGCATGAAAAAGCAAAAAGGGAAAAAGCTGAGATTGAGCTTTCTGAGATGAAAGCTGAGGTTCATAAGGCAGAAGATGTTGAAATGTTTATGACCAACATGCTGGTTGTTTTTAGGAATAGAATGTTATCAATACCATCAAAACTGGCTCCACAGTTGACAGGAGTCAATAATACTAATCTTATAAGTTCAATGCTTAGAAATGAAGTTAGGCAGGCATTAGCCGAGCTTTCAGAGTATGATC